AATTGTGTGATTGTTCCTGATTCTACTAATGCAAACATATTTACTCCTATGATAATGTTAGGTTAAGATTTCTACCTACCTCTAAAAACTTTGAACCATTATATCTAAATACAAACAAATCACCTTTAGCTGCTGTTGTAGTTAGTGTCGGTGCGGTGTCTTCGGTAAACTCATATGCAGCATTAAATGTAACTGTTCTTGAGCCTGTGCCGTCTTGAATAATTAATAAAGATACAAACTGTCCTGTTTGTGCATTGGTCCCTGCACCTAATGTTCTGTTAGCACCTAGTGTTACTTTTGCTACAGGTGATGTTGATACATCCCATGCTATAGTAGAGGCATCTGTGAGTGTAGCTTCTGCATTATAGGCCCCCACATTAAACTTTGCATTAGCTGAGGATAATACAAATCTATCTGTACCACCTGCTTTAAAATCTATCTGATCATCTGTATCCGCATGAATGCTTGAATCACCATCGACATCCAGGATTAACTCTTCACCATTGATGTCTCTGTTCATTGGTCCACCCACTGCACCAGATATTTCTACAATAAAGATTGATGCTCCACTTGCAGGTGCTGTGGTAAATGTAATAGCTGCACCACCTGAAGATAATGTATAATCTGTTCCCGGTTTCTGTATCACACCATCGTGAGATACTAATAGTTGTGCAGGAGAACCTACTTGTGTTCCTAAAGCAAAGGCTGTGTTAGAACCATTGTAAGTATTACCGCTTGTGTCTAAGACAGTGAATGTTCCGTTTTTAATTGATTGTCCTATGTATGCCATGTTCTATTCCTTAGGGTTATCCGTTCTTACTTTGTTATATGCAGTCTTATAAGCATCCCATTTTGTAGAACTGCCCCCTATTTCTTTTTCACAATATGCCTCTGCAAATTCTTGTAAAGAAGGATATTCTGCTAGTCTATTAATTTTATATGCGTCAGGGTCACTCCATGATTCTACTGATGACCAGTTTATAGTCACATTGTTACCACTAGAATCTAAAGCTGTTATATCCTCTTTTGTATCACCATTTATTGTTATAGCATTACTATGGATTGCTCTAATTGCTTTATGTAAATCTGCCATTATGCTAGTATCTCCGTTAATGTAATTACATTAATTGTTCTTGCGTGTTGTGAGTTATCACCATCAGTAGCACCTCTACCAAAGTAAGTAGTTCCACCACCAACAGCAGCAGTTTGTACTTTATACGTTACCTCCGAACTGGAACTGGGCGAGTCTAAGAAAGTTGTATTCGAAGGCATTTGTACAGTAACATTTATATATGCAGATGAAGTAAAACTTCTTGACCTATTACTAGAGGCATCACCTAAAGCAATTTGTGTTGAGCCTCTAAACAATGCTGTCGTATTATTATCACTTGCACCAATATTAAGGTTTAAAGTTACTAAAATTTTACTACTAGTTGCACTTGGAGTTATGGATGCAGTTAATCCTGTAACATCAACCAAAGAAGAAGAGCTGGTTGAAAATACATCTGTCTTAACTGTTTGAATTACCTGTCCCACCTTACCACCTCCTGCACCACTTACAGTGCCTGTGAAGGCAAAGTTATCACTTAAATCTATACCTGTTGAATCTACTTTTGTTTTACTCATCTATTTTCCTATAACTTATCCATTTCTGCTTTTACTTTTGTCCATGTAATTTCTGAGTGAGGATTAGTTTTTGTAGTGATTGCTTCATCATCTGTACCTTCTCCTGTAGTCCACTCAATATTATTAAATTCTTCTTCAGTTGTAACATCACCTCTTACACTACATTGAACTCCAGATTTTAGTATAAATAGTGCTTTCCAAAATTTTTGTATATTTGTCATTAAGCTAATACCTCCATTAATGTAATCATTGAATTAGTTGATGTGTCTGATAACTGAGCATTACTTGAATCATTTGCTCCCAATATTACAGCATTACCATTTTTAGACCTCAATTGTATTTTATACGTTTGAGCACTCGTTGAACTGGGCGAGTGAAGAGTAGAACCTGAAAGTGTTGCTGACCCTGAATTTGCTTCTGCTTGTAATCCATAACCATTATATACTGCTATAGTAGCAGCAGACCCACCTGAGGGTGTCACTTGCAATCTAGTTTGTATTCCCTCAGAACTAGAAGTATTAATAAAAGCGCCATTTAAATGAACTTGCACTAAAATTTTAGAAGTGGTTGCAGAAGGAGTAATAGCTAAAGACATATCCATATCTACAAAAGATGTGGAAGTAGTGCTTTTTTGTGTATTATTAACTACATTTAAAACTTGACCAATTTTACCAAAACCTGATGTTCCATTGATTCCTATTGTACTAAGTGCCATGTTTACCCCTTGCTATTTGCATCCTTAACAGCCTTGATATGTTTGTACCAAGAACCTGTCTTATCTAATTTACCATCATCAATATCGTGGTATAGTTTATCTAATTGTTCTTGCCATGATAAATATTCTGTTTGTCTTTTATTTAAAACACCTGATAAAGTTTCTGCGGTATTACCTGCTGTTTCATATGAAGCTATTTGAGAATCTGTTGGTTTAGAAAAACTATATGTCCATGTTTTAATATAGTCTCCATTACCATCACTATCATTTTGTAAAGATACTTTTGTATTGTCCCAAGTATCAGAGTTTGCTTCTATGTATAATTTTGTTTTTGTATATAAACTTGCCATATTATGCTCCCGTAATCCTATATCCACCAAAGTATGTAAAACCTGCATTATCACCTGTAATTGTTGTTCCACTTCCAAAATCTGTGAATGTCACAATTTGAAAATAATCGTCTGCGTCTGCGTCAACTATAATTGATGAATGTAAACTTGGCTCTCTATCCGAACTACTGTTTAATGCTATATGTTTATATCTTCCCATAACACTACTTCCATTTTTTTTAAAATCAAATTCAGTTGTTGCTTGGTCGTGAACTGCTTGAATATTTAATTGAGCAAATAAAAAATATTTACCCGCTACAGTTGGTGTAAATTTACTTGTAGATGTATTGTATTTTCCGTCTGAATCAAATATTTCTGAATTGAATGTCACGATTGTAGAAGTATTAGCACTCACAGATTGATTTGGTGTTTTAATTGCCATGAAAGCAGGTGTCATTGTTTGACCTTTGATTAATGAATAATCAATTCGTTTTATTACACCTGCATCTGATACTAAAAATTCATCTGTATCTGCGGGTTCTGCAGCTAAAGCTGTTTGTCCTGATATAATATTATTATTGAGATGTTCACTTTCTACTGCATCATCTGCTATAGAACTAGCTGTAACAGAATCATTAGTAGGATTAATTGTTCCTACTGCTTTTGCTTGATGAACTACATAAATATTATTTGTACCAGAAGGAGGTGCTCCAGTAAATGTAAGTGTAGTTCCGCTTATACCATATGCAGAGTTTGGGTCCTGTCTAACATTTTCTACAAAAACTTCTATATCAAATACTGAACTCGGTGCAATGTCTAATGTAAATGCTGTTGTACTAGCATCACCACTAAATCGTTTACCTTGTAAAGATTGAAACTGATTGGTTGTATCTATGGGTGTACCAACGTATGTCATTCTAGGTTATCTCCATAATTGATAAAGTTATATCTGCAGCACCTGAAGCTGTTAACGAAAGGGTATCAGTTGTTTCCATAACAACTTTATTCCCTGACAATAATTCAAGTGTACCACCTACAGGTATGGGTGCATTGGTTACTAACTCAACTGTTTGGTTAGCCTCATTATTTGCACCTGCTCTGTTGGAAGTATCTGATCCTAAACTTACTGTTGCAGTAACTTGTGTTGTTGTTGTGTTACCTATCATAATTCCAAGAACTACTGTTGTTGTAGAACTTGCTACTGTATAGATAACATCAGCACTAGTTACACCTGCTTTTGTTACTACTTTAAATGTATTTGCCATTTACCCTCCTATCCTAATGCGATTGCTAATGCAGTAGGGTCCTCTGTTGAAAATCCTTGTGCTGACATTAATGTTACTACTCTAGATAATGCTGCTTTTTTATTTGTACCACCGGCACCATCATCCACTATTATTAAATCTGATGTTGTTAAATCTGCACCTATGTCAGATCCACCATCAATCTCTAATGCTGTTAATGCTACTTTACCTGCTGTCGATATTGTAGCTAATTTTGTATCTGCAATCGCAGCACTTGATTTAATATCTGCGTTTACAATGTTTGTAATTGTGTTGTTATCTGAATCTATTGATTTGTTTGTTAAAGTATCTGTTGTTGCTTTACCTACTAATGTATCTGCAGCTGCTGGTAATGTGACAGTAACATCTGCCGTTGACGCGGGTCCAATAAGAGTCACTGCATTTGTTCCGTTATCTGTATCTTCTTTAAATAATATAGAACCTGCCGCAGAAGAAGAACCTGATAAAACAGGTGCTGTCATAGTTTTGTTGGTTAAAGTTTGACTAGCAGTTGTTCCTACTAATTCTTGATCACTACCATCTGGAAGTGTTAATGTGTTTGTAGCACCCGCGGAGTGAGGCTGTGCTTGTAATTTTTGTGCGTGAGCATTACTTGACTCACAATAAAGTTTTAATTGAGCTCTTGAACCGCTGTTAGTTTTTAAATCAATTACACCACCAGAAACTGTAAGATCATCTCCAACTGTAAAGTCTCCATTTGTAGTTAATCCTGTATCGGCAACGTGTGTGATATTAATATCAGAGTCTGCACCAAATTTTAGAATAGCTGAGTCTGACCCTAAAATTAAATCATTAGGTAAAGTTACGTCAGAGCTGCCATCTTCGTGCACTGCTTTACTAGCAGGCATTGTACAAAATACATCTTTTGTTCCCGCAGAAAAATTAACAGCACTATCACTATTAGAACTAGATATAATTGTTGTTCTAGCTAAAGTATCTGGTGATGCGTCTGTTAGAGTACCTAAACCAATTTCAAACTCTGCTGAACTTCTGTGAACAATAGCATAATAAGTGGTGTTGCCGTCTCCTATTCCTGCTACAAAAGTTTCAAAATTAGTTTGAGCTCCGCCTAAATTAATCGTACCTGTACCGGTCGTAGTGGTGGTTTCTTTAACTCTGTCGTTTAAAACTAAAGCCATAACCTATTACGCAATCCTTATTATAGCTGTTGAAGCACCCGCTGCAGGAAACTGAATAGTAAAGTCTCCGTTAGTAGCAGTTTTAGTTCCTCCAAAATCTAGCACAACTACAAGCTTATCACTGTTCGTATCGTTGTAAATAACAGCGCCTACTGCTGATAAAGTTACTGATGAAAAAACTTCATCGGCAAAATCAACAAGAGCTGTATTACTTGCAACTGAAACGGCTTGACTATCTAAGGCATTTCCACCAGCAGAATAATTAGTACCAGAAGAAGAAACTTCGTTAGTGGTAGAATATGTAGTGCTTGATGTGGAATATCCAGAGATGTCTGTGTATAAAGCTATTTTAAAAGAATTGCCACCATTGGCAAAGTTATGTGTGCCAGATAAGAGTTCTGATTTGAATGCATCTGGTATTATGTTAGCCATTTATAGTCTCCTTATTTCATTTTTGGTTGTGGTGATTGTATATCCAAACGAATTGCACCACTAGTGTATTCGTCTCTGCGTCTTCGGCCTTGTTGTTCTGCCGCAAACGTTTGAAGCCCCTCTTGATAAGATGCTTCATACATTTGTATCATATTATCTGGTCCTTTCAAGTATTTTAGAGTTTCTACCATGCATCCGTAAATTAACATATCTTGAAAATTGTTAGATAAATAGGTAGTGCTAGAATCAGAGGTGGTTATAGTATCTGGTTGTTTTATATAAGCTAGAGTTATCTTATAAGCTGCGTCGGGTGTTGGAGCCACAACCCAGTTATCAGAGTCCCAATGAGCATAATATCTAGGAATAGCGTAATCATTAGAGTTATCTGGATCAGGAAAATATTCCGCTAAAAAAGAAGTATCAACTTGCTCCAAGAAAAATTGATCTGAGGTTGTGGGATTTGTTAGTTGAACGTATCTGATAATTCTAGTATCAGAAGGCACAGTTACAAATCTATTACCTATAGTTAAATCTGAGTTTGCATAAAATTTTGTATCATCAGAATCCACAGCTCTAAATATTCTGTTCTCTACATTCTTAACTATGACTGTTAATACGGCATCAGTCAAAACTCCACTATCGGTTTCTGCGTAGTTTCTAATATTAGTTTTTAGTTCGCTAAAAGTCATTGTCATGGTGAAATTGTTACGGGCCCTGCAGATGCATTTTTGCCCCCTCCTTTTAGATTTCCTGTTGTTGCTGTATCTGTGTCTACACTAAAAGTGTAAGTGTCATTATCAACTTTTGTTATTGAATAACCTGCAGCTTTGTTAATATTAGTTGCTGTTATTCCATCAAAACTCTCTACATCTCTAAAACGAACAGTATCGCTTGAAGACCTACCATGATTAATTTCTGTAACAGTTATGGTAGAAGAACTTGCACTACCTGTTTGAAAAGAATCTATGTTTAATAACACGGCAACACCTGGCTCTGTTCTATCTACTCTAGCGTTTTGTAAAGCCTCTGGATCTGCTCCATGAACTTGTAATTCTAATTGTGGTTGTTTAGATTCAAATTCAGAGAAATGAACCAAAGAACCGTTCCATTCTTTAACCATTTCATTATATGGAAACTCCATACCGCTTCTATCGGATATAGCCTTAGCATATTTACCTCTTGCAAAATTTGTCATGTTCCTGGAAAGTATACCTTTGGTGTTAGATAAGTGCTAGTAGAAGAACTGTCTTCTGTAAGAGCCCTGTTTAATTCATCTTCATATAATAATTTTAAATTCTGTGATCTATCAGGAGCTATTTTTAAACTTAAATAATAAGCTAATCCTGCACACATGCAGGGTATAAAACGATACACTACATCTGTCTGATTGGTATAAGCACCCGCGTCTTCAATTCTTTTTAAATAATAAAACTTTAATAAATAACTAGCTCCTGAAAAACTACTACTAGGTGTTTGATATAAAAAAACACTAGGAGATGTAGTCCTGTCTACATAATATTGACTAGGTGTGCCTTTAGATAATTTGTTTGCAATAGAAGAATAAGCAGATCTATCTATTTTTGTAATAGGTGTATCTACAGGGGCTGTTGTAGTTGAATTATTTCTAACATATGCCTCCAATATTTCATTTACATTGCTTGGAAAATTGGTGCTATCACTTGTTGTATTATATTCTGCTTGTCCTTCTACTAAAGGAACAGAAGCTAAATCTACTTTCCATAAATGAAGGCCTCTATTTCCCCACTCAGAAAATAATATATTTAAAGATCGTCTAGCACTTTTTAAACCATAACCGGTTCTAGCTGTTGCTCCGCATCTTTCGTATGCCTCTTGAATTATTTCATCTATGTCAAGGTCAAAAGCTGTAGTGCCTGATGTAGCCATTTTTTAACCTTACTTATCAATAAATATAGTAGCTGCGTCTATGTTTGTGATTGTAGAAACTTTCATTCCGCCAGGAAATAATACTCCATCTTCTGGAATGTTTGTTGAAAATACATCACCGCTAGGAACGTCAGCTTGAAACAAATTTGCGCTATCTGTGTTGTCTTGTAGAATAATTGTTCCTGCTCCACCACCATCAGATGCTAAAATAATTCCTCTGAGTCTAGTTCTGCCTGCAAAAACTGTTCCTGTCGCTGTGACTCTTACTGCTTTTACGTCGCCTTTACTTGCCATTTTTTTCTCCTTTGTATAGGAGCCCTTTTAGAGGGCTCCTAATTAATCATTAACTTACCGCAGCGCTAAATGGTGTTGCTGGTGTTCCAGTACATCCTGAAGTCACATCAACTTTCCATTTACCTGAAGCAAGAACTGTACATACAATCTTTGAAAAAGTAACACCACCTTTTGTACTACCGTTTAAAGTAATAGTGTCAGATGTTGAGGCTGTTTCAAAACCAACGACGTTATCAGATGAGTCATCAATAAAGACAGCACTTCCAACCATTACGTCAGTTGCGTTTGCAGCTTGTATAACCATGTCACCTGTCTTTGTTACTGATGCAAAAATTTCAATAGTAGCACCGACGTT